AGATGAATGAGATGGTAGAGTTGATGAGAATGGATGAGGATGATGACCCAGAAGTTTCATGAACCATATAGTCCTGCTATTCTAGAGACTACAGTATCAGAACGGTTTGTTGATATTGTAAACACTGTTGCAGATGAGGTTCTTGCAGATGAGGAGAAGAGTAAACAGTGGGACTTCTCTGATAGACTAGTTGGCAAGGTTAACAAGGAAATTCAAATTCCTGTCACGGATATGTCTGATCGTGGATACCTGTTTAATACAATGAAGCAGGGATGCCTAGATTATTTGAATTATATGATTGACAAAAACCGCGCACATAGTTATAATAGAATAGTGGGTGAAGGAGTAAAACCATCTCTAGGCAATATCCACCTAACGCATAGTTGGGTGGTCAGTCAGTATGCGGGTGACTTTAATCCTATTCACCACCACAATGGAGATTTCTCTGCTGCAATCTATCTAAAGGTTCCAGAGGGTATGACAGAAGAATGGGAAGAGGATTTCAAGGACCATTATCCAGCAAAGGGTCTTATCGAATTTGCGTTTGGTGAGAACCAGAACTTTCGCAGTGACAATCTGAAGTTCAAGCCTGAGGTTGGTAAGTTCCTTGTGTTTCCTTCATGGTTGAAGCACTTTGTATATCCGTTCTCTGTCGAGGGTGAAAGGCGCATGATGAGTTTCAATGCGACGATTATAAATAGAGGTTGATATGATTTTAGTTGACATGAACCAGATTAGTCTGGCTAGTGTGATGATGCACTTGAATATGAATAAGAAGATCGAACCAGAGATTGATATGGTTCGTCATATGATCCTCAATTCAGTTCGCATGTATCGCACTATGTTTCGTGAAGAGTATGGAGAACTGGTTCTCTGTTACGACTCGAAACACTACTGGCGTCGAGATTACTTCCCCAACTACAAACGCAATCGTAAGAAGACACGGGATGATTCCAATCTGAATTGGGATGCCATCTTTGAGTGTCTGAATACCATCAAGGCAGAACTGAAAGAGTTCTTCCCCTACAAGTTCCTTGAGGTGTACGGTGCAGAGGCAGATGATATCATCGCGGTTCTGTGTGGTGAGTTGGAGTACGAAAACGGTAAGACGCTCATTCTCTCTGGTGACAAGGACTTCATTCAGTTACAGAAATATCGCAATGTGACACAATACAGCCCTATCACCAAGAAGTATGTGAATGGTGTTGACCCAGTGGAGTATCTGAACGAACATGTTATGAAGGGTGACTCCAGTGATGGTGTCCCTAATGTGTTATCCCCAGACAACACCTTCGTTGATGGTCTACGTCAGAAGCCACTGAGTAAGAAAAAGATTGCATCCTTCATTGATGGTTACCTTCCTAATGATGAGGTCAAACGAAACTTCCAGAGAAATGAAACTCTGATTGACCTAACCAAGTCGCCTGCTGAACTCTTCTTCAAAATTCTAGACGAGTGGCATAAAGCGCCAGAAGGTGACCGTAGCAAACTACTAAATTATTTTACAGAAAAGAGGTTACGCAACCTCGTTGAATCCATAGGAGAATTTTAAAATGGCAGTCGATACATATACACCTCTGTTTTCAGAGGTTCTAGATAAGGTCGCAAAGTTGAAAACAAAGAATGAGAAGATCGAACATCTACGCAAGTATAACAATGACTCTCTTCGTATGATTATCAAATCATCATTTGACCCTAAAATTGAGTGGGAACTTCCAGAGGGTGATGTTCCATACACAAAAAATGATGCACCCGAAGGTACAGAGCATAACATTCTTGCACATGAAGCACGAAAGTTGTATCACTTCATTAAGGGTGGTAATCCACAGATTACTCAGAACAAGAGAGAGGCAATGTTTGTTCAGATGCTTGAGGGCCTTCATGAAGATGAAGCAAAACTGCTTGTTGCTGCAAAGGACAAGAAGTTGCATCAGGTCTACAAGGGATTGTCTGCGAATGTGGTAAAGACTGCATTCAACTGGACAGATGAGTATATGGTTGAAGAGGTAGAGTATCCACAGGGGTCTAGAGCCGCATCTTTCCCTGACTAAAAAAACTTTCACAACAGCTCATTTTTTTGTTGACATATCCGAATCCGTATGGTACTATAAGACATAATCGAGATACGGAGTTGACATGACTTACAAAGAAGCACTGATTGCGATTGAAGAGAACCTTAAGAAGCACCGTGCTATGGGTGATGATCGGGCAGTGAAGGCTGACCTGTTGATGAAGAAGGAGTTTCTGAAGTTAATGGAAAAAAGTTAATTTTTCTGTTGACAGATTCGTTTTCGTGTGGTATAGTTAGTCATAAACTGAGAGAAGGAAAGAGAAATGACTGTTGTTGTGAAGAAGACCGCTGATGACCTGATGACCGGCCTCGGTAATCTGTACGATGCGATGGTTGCAGACTATGCAAACTTCATGGTTCCCGATGATGATAATCGGAAGAAGATGAACGACGACTATGCTAATGGTCTTGCCTACACGTTTGGTCGGAAGTACATCAAGATGATTGGAAATGGCAGTGTGAAGGCATTCATTGTCAACACTGACAACGACAAGAAGTTCAAGAAGGGTGACATTCTGAAGCCCGCTGGATACAACGCTCCTGCTCGGAACAAGGCACGGGGTAACATCTTCGACGGTAACTACCCCATCAACTGGACTGGCCCCCTTTATCTCTAGGGGGTCATTTTAGGGGTTGACAGATTCCTTTTTGTGTGGTATAGTTAGACATAATCAGAGAGAGGTTGTTATGAAAGTAGATATCGATATCATGGACATCAATCCCATTGTAGATGTGGGAACTGCTAAAAATCCCATGTATGTTCTGGATGCCACTTGGATGACTGTCCTGTATGAGAAGGCAACTGGAAAGGACTTCAAGGGTGACGATGCTTATGTGAAGTTCTGCGATAAATTTGTTGACGAGTTCAACAAGGACAATGACCTAAAACTGGCAATCAAGAAGGTGATGAAATGAAAAAGATTGCAACGGTTGCGATTGAAACCCTGTTCATGTTAACCCTATTTGCGGCGGGATGGTTTGCTCTCGTCGTATTTTAGGGGTTGACAGATTCCTTTTCGTGTGGTATAGTTAGACATAATCAAGAGATGAGGTTGTCATGATTAGTGTCGATGTTACAGGTGGTCTGAAGAAGGACAGGGTTCTTGCTGAAGACATTGTGTGGTCGATGATTACTGTACTGATGCCCCGCATTCGTAACCTTGAAGTCGAGGTTCGTTTCTGCAAGACGATGGAAGATGGTGCTCAGGGTTGGTGTACTGTTGGTGATGACACTCGCCACCTCATCCTTGAGATTGACCATCGCCTGAGTCGTCTGGTCAGCAAGGAAGAGTTCATCGAAACGATTGTTCATGAGATGGTCCACGTTTGGCAGTGGGCAACGGGACGGATAATTGAACGGTGGCGTGGTGGTTATCGGAATCTCTGGAAGTGTGAGGATGGTAAGTATCGCAACTTCATGAATGAGAAGTACATGGACCAGCCTTGGGAGATTGAGGCATACAAGTTACAGGGTCCGTTGACCCAGGCATATATGGAAGTGAAAGGAATTAAGTAATGAGTCAGATGAAAAACTGGATGATGGACATCGAAGATTTCTGTAATGGATATTTTTACGGTGGTCCCTCTGAATTCACTGTTGATGAGGTGGTTGAGGATGTTGGGATGTACTTCAAAAGCACTGAAGCAACAAAGTATGCCAAACAGTATCTCACTGAACAGTTGGGTGAAATATGAACCCGCTTGAAGCACTGGTGATTGGGACTGTTGTTGTCGGTTCAACAATGTCCCCACAACCAAAGTATGACGAGTCTGCAACATGTCTCGCAAAGAATATGTATTACGAGGCGAGGAACCAAGGGACTGCTGGTTGGATGGCAGTCACGGCAGTTGTTCTCAATCGTGTGAATGACGATAGGTTCCCCAACTCAATCTGTGAGGTTGTCGAAGAGGGCCCAACTCGTAAGTCATGGAAAGACCCGAATGTGAGAATTCCAATCAAGCATCGTTGTCAGTTCTCATGGTTCTGTGATGGTCAATCAGACAATCCAAAGAACAAGAAGACATACAACAAGATGCTGAGTCTTGCAGACGCAATCCTATCAAACGATATGCCATTCTATGATATCACAGATGGTGCAACTCATTACCATGCAGATTATGTCACCCCTGCATGGGCAAAGACTAAAACTATGACAGTCGAAATTGGTGACCATATCTTTTATAAATGGGAACAATAGGTTGAATATTTTCTA